AATGCACGCGTAATAACAAATAATAATTGACCTAAAACCATTACACCAATAGTATACATAACTTTATTGATGGTATTTATCTTATCTTCAATATGTTTTAAATGGTTATCCTTAATTATAGATATACGCTCGCTAAGTATTTTTATTTCACTTTTTAACTCAGTAATCTCTAAATCATATTTAGATATATCCTGTGCCATTTTAATTCCAATAAACTAAAGCGTTAGAAGAAGTGCCTGTTACCGCAACAAATAAATTTGTAGCTACTTTTACGCCACTATGTGGAGCAGTAAATGAAACACTTGTATTTGTTAAAGCAGATAATCTTGCCACTACTGTACCTGTTGCTGAATTGGCATCATATACAATCGCAGTAGCTGTATCACTTCCTCCAGTAAGGCTAAGTCCTAAAAATCTTTGTGGATGAGCAGTTGAAGCTTGCCCATCACTGGTAGCACTCGAACCTGTTGCGCCTGTAGCTACATTGGTTACTTTTGCATCTGTTTGAAACATGTTAACTCCTTTGTAAAATGGGGAGACCGTAGCCTCCCCTAATTTATTTAAGCACTAGTTGCTATTGGTGATGTTAATGTTTCCGCTTTCCATGTGGAATTAGTGCCATCATCACTAAGACAAGTAAGTTTAACTCTTGAATTAACAACTGTAGAATTAGGTAAAGTTAAAGTGTCTCCTGCAACATCAGTTGCTGGATTAGCCGCAGTACCACCCATAAGTTGTAGAGCTGCATACCAGTTTGAAACACCTGCTCCTGGTAAAACAAAAGTAACTGTTGTACCTGCACCTACAGCAGTAGTAACAATAAATTCATATGTTGTTCCTACATTTGCAGTACTCAATGCTGGCATATTAACTATAATATCGCCAGTTCCATCTATTGTAAATAATGTTCCTGATTCTGCTCTAGTCAAAGTATCAGTAACTGCAGAACCAGTATTAAAAGTTGAATCATCTATTGTTTGACGAAAGTTCGGTCTCGTATCATAGACAGCTTCAACTGTAATTGCACCAGTTGTAGAATTTTTGGTAATTGATGAAAAACCATTTTCCGATCTAACTGGTCCGTTAAAAGTTGTGTTAGCCATTTTATTTTATCCTTTGGTCATATAGACCTTTTGTCATGCTGTCTCTATATCGTCTGCCTAGTCAGTCGACATGACTGTTAATTGCTAGGGTAAAAGGGGGCACCTTTAACAATGCCCCCCTTAGTATTAGCTAGGGTTTGCACCCCAAACGCCACGCCAGTCAGACCAGCCGAAAGAATATCTTTCTCTGGACTTGTAACGAACGTTTCCAGTTTCGAAGTCACCTTCCATAGAAGTTGAAATTGGAGTTCTGCTAAAGAATTTCATCGCGTTTGGCGAATCAGTTCTTAGGAACCAATTGTTTGTATCACTGAATCTGTGATTTACAAAGTACCCTTCAGGAACCATTCCCTTAGATACGATTGCATTCACATCGTTATCAGCAGTACCAACTCTGTATGGTGATGCCATTAGTCTTTCTGCCACAAATACTAATTGTCTTGGAATGTGTAATGATTTAGCTTGAAGAGCCACTGGAATGTCTCTATCATCGGTAAATCCTGCGATTCCAATTAGTGCAGTTTCCATAGAAGTTTCGGAAAGTTCTGCTTGTGTTGTGAAAGTATTAACGCCTGAAGAACCACTTTGAAGTGGGTGAGCAGTAGTACAAAGTACCACGCCATCTCCGCCTGTATAACTAGAGTTGAATGCTCTGTTATAGACAGCAGCGCCTTTTGTTTGTTTAGCAGCAGCCATAGAACGGGCTAGTGCTTTGGTTAATCTGGTAGATAGCTTGTCATACAAGTTGTCTTCCATTGCTTCCTCAGTAATTGCGAAAGCCATAGCGACAGTTTCGTTTGTATATCTTGCTGTCCAACCTTCACCAGTATCTTCGTATGATATAGGTGCGCCTTCAAATTTAACAGAAGCTTCTCCAAAACCTGGAAATAATACTTCTTCTTCGAAAGCTCTATTAGATTTTTCTTCCTCAAATAGTACCGCTGCTTCATTTTCGTATCTGTTATATTCAGTTCCGAAAATTGCGTGCAAGCCAGGTACTAATTCTTTAAGGAGTTGTGCTCTTGATATAGCCATAATTTAATTCCTCTCTAAGTTAGACCTGTATTACCTGCGGCGTTGCCCCAGAGGTGAGTGTTAATCTTCACTAGAATATCCATAGCAGTTCCAGCAGAAGTATACGACCCATCAGGTGCTTTCGCACTACCTAAAAACTGTAGTGGAAAACCCTGTGTGGTATTTTCTGTGCTAGAATCTGCTACAAGACCACTCTTGTGAGTAACTGCTGACCCTGTAGGGGATGCGACAATCTGTACATTATTACCAACCATAGTTGCAGCTAAAGCGGTTGTATCTTGATCCGCCTGTATTTTAAAAATACAGTAGGGATCGTCATAGACATAAGCTTTATATTGAGCTGCAGCAACTGTGCTGGCAGCAATAGAACGTACAAATTTAACATCACCTGAGGAGTTATCGACATACTCTGCTCCGTAAAAAGCGCCGATTACAGTTCCTGGGGAAGCCCCACCCATGTCAGTAACTAATAAACCATTAGTTAATGTGCATAAGTCACCTTCAAAATAAGCTGAAGGTGCAGTAGCTGCAATACGATATCCGTTTCCGTCACAGTAGTTATTAGCTCTAACAGATCCACCGTCACCATTTCTGACTGGTGCTAATCCATATCCTGCCATAATAATCTCCTTATTGCAAGTTTGTTAATTATACCAAAATTATCTTAGAGCCGATAAAAATCTACTCCTCAAACTTTGGCAATCCTCGTCCGCTTCCTTTTGAAATTGAAGAAGACGATTCATCTTTCACTGGCATATTAGGATTTTGGTTTCTCATATAGTCTTTGCTATACGCCTGTCCCATTCTTTCTGCTTGATCTTCGTAGTACTTCTTTTTCTCAGCAACAAATTCCTTAGTATTTTTCATAAGGATTAAGTCGCCCGATCTAATTGTACCAGCGTGCTTGCCAGCAGACAACACATCAGCATGATAGTCTTTTCCCAATTCCTCAGGTTTGACTGGTTCATATCCTTCGCGCAGTCTTTCGTGAACATTTAAATCATCGGGGTTATTCAATAATTCATGTCTAACCCAAATATATTCCATGCCCTCTTGTTTAGCCTTTTCAGGAATATTCAACCTTTGTTGAGGTTCCCAAGGCTTGTTTCGAGTTGCCGAAGCCCGAATCTTACGGCTGGTTCTAGTTGCTTGTGTCATATTAACCTCCCGCCTGTTGGCGTACTTTTTGGCGCGCATAATCTTGCAAGCTTACACCTAATCTATTCGCCATGTCAACTTCAGTCTTAGTTAACTTGACTTGGTTTTTGCCTATAGCGGAGCGCGTTCCGCTTATAACTGTAGGAATCTTTTTACTCCTTGTATTTTTGAATCGTTCAGGAAATTCATCCCGAATCCTTGAATCAAGTTCACTATAATATTCATCGGGACTAGTATTGGGGAGAATACTCTCATCAATAAGTTCCTTATGAATTACCATAGCGGCTTGAGTCATGATCCTGTCCTTCGTAGAAGTACTGCCAAACCATTCATTCCTTTTCTGCCATTCCAAAGCCTTGCGGTCTGGAGCGGCTGAAGTAGGAGCTGCCTGTGATTTAGGTTTTTCCTTACGTTTTTCAGAATCAGATTCTGCTCTCATCTTATATTGACGAGCCACTAAATTTTCCGCCTTTACAGAAGCCAAAGCGTCTTGTGCTTTTATTTCAGCATCTATATCACCAGATTCTTTAGCAGTTTTCAAAGCACCTAAAGATTGCTTCTCCTGACTCTTCAATCTATCAATATATTGATTAATTGCATGTAATTCTGAATCCTTAGATCGAGATGTCAATGCATCCCTTTCTTGAACCCAAGCTTGTTCTTTCGAAGAAAGATCCTGAAGCCTGGCTTCTAATTCCTTTTTTTCTTTAACAAGTCGCTTTATCCGTTTTTCAGCGCGCTTGCCAAATACCTTTTTATCTTTGGATTCTTCTGCATCTTCAGATTTTTCTATTTCCTCTTCTTCTTCAACTTCAGATTCCTCTTCAGCTTCTTCTTCTGATTCAATAGTTTCTTCCGATACAACTGGAGCCTTGGTATCTTTAGGCTCTTCAGACTTGACTTTCGCCTCATCTTCAGATTTTTCGTCTGGAAGTTCTACAACTATCTCTTCTTCATCAAGTTGTTCTTCCCTTTTATCTTCGTCTATCATATAGACCTCCTTCGGTTGCGATCCGCGTTTTACGCTTATGTGATATATTCTACACTATATATAAATTTTATGCAAGTCTACTTAGCGGATATTTTATCAGGGTCAGGAACAAGAGCTATTACTTCATCATCATTTATAATGGAATAATCTTCTCCCTCATATTTAAATTTAAGTCCTACATATTTGCCTGTCAATATCCAATCATCCTTTTTACACCAAACTGTGGTGGATCTATCCATGCCCAGATAGCATTCTGGACCCATATCCACTACTTTAGATATGACGCATGAAAATTTAGCCGCCGTTCTTGATTCATCAGTTAGGATAATACCACCTCTTGTTGTATTAGATACCTCTCTTGGCTTAATTAAAAGCCTGTAACCCGTAGGTTTCGGTAATTTATTTGTCATTGTCGAATAATGTCTCCTGTTTGTAAAGATTTTTATGTTCATCTCTTACCCTGGCTTTCATATCCTCCAGGGTATGAGCAATTCCTAACATGTACTTATATGTGGGAAAATCTTCAGCGCCAGGACCTGCTATCTGATCTTTATTGACCTGAATAGCTTCATCCAATACTTTAAGTAAATTAGTTTTTAATGTATGTGCATCCATTGTATCTCCCGTAAGTAATAATAGTTATATTTTCTTAATATTAATGGCCGTATCTTTTCCTCGATTTTCACCGATTTCATAAGATATAGCTTCTCCTTCTTGTAGTGTATCAATGCCTGCTTCTTCCAAAGCGGACACATGAAGGAATATATCTTTTCCTTCTTTTTCGTTTTGTATGAATCCATATCCTTTTCTTGGATTGAACCATTTAATTTTTCCGTTTATCATTTTAGTATTTTAGTTTCCTTTATAAAAAGGGGGCACTTTTACACGCCCCCATGTTGTTTATTTAATTTTTATTTGTCTAGCTTCCTTGCCTTCAGGAACAATCCTGTGCAAAAACACTTTTAACAAACCATCTTTTAATTCAGCGTCTTTTACCTCTACATCATCCGCAATTGTAAAAGATCTAGAGAAATGTCTTTTTGCTATACCCTTGTGAAGTATACCGTTTTTCTCTTCTGACTTTTCTTCCTTGACAGACTTTATAGTTAAGAGACCTTCTGCGAAATCCACGTTTATATCATCCTTACCGTATCCCGCAAGCGCAACTTCAATGTTGTACTTTTGAGATCCAGTCTTGACAATATTATACGGTGGGTGATTTCCAGCAGAGATGTAAAAATCGTCAGCAAACATTCTTTCGAAGTGATTGAAGACATCATCAAATCCTATTGAGACAGGTCTAAGCTGATTAAAAATAGATAATGCTTTATTCATAATAACCTCCTTGTTAAAGCAAGATTTATTTGACTCCTTTCGGCAGTCTTAAAAAATATAATATCATATTTTTTATATTAATGCAAGGCTGTTATATCCAGCCTATCCAATTGCAAGCCAGATATATAACAACTACAGCAGCAACTACTGAAGCTATCTTACCTTTTTTGCTTAAGTTCTTCCAAATATCCATGATATCCTCCTTTATTTTTTGCCCCGCTCTACGCCTTTTATGCGACCCTTGTTGCGGGAAGCATAAAATACTTTAGTACCTTTTTTCTTTCCATACTTTTTTATCATAGCATCCATAACTTTTTTTCCTTTTTTAGTTAAGGGCATTATGGTCTTTTATCGTTTCTATTACCTTGTAATCTAGGATTATATTTTTCTTTTTTAGGTTTTGTTTTATTTTTATAATTTCTTTTGTCTGAAATTGCGGCTACTATAGCCGTGGCAGGCAATCCTACCATCAAGTCTTTCGATATTTGTAAAGCAGGGCCTACATCTTTATCTTCATATCTTTTGATAAATTTATCTACTACTACATTTTTTTTTGGTTTAACTTGTTTAATTGGGGCTGCAGATGTGCCTTTAGGCAATGTAAACGCCTGATCATACCCTGGCGTAACTTTTCTTAAATTTTTAGGAACTCCTGGTCCTGATTTTCCGCTCATTATTTCATTTTTGTTGCATAGATTAATTTTTCAGCATCCTTCATTGCGTCATCTGTTGCCTTGACTGCAAGTTGTGCTTCTTTAAGTTTACGATCTTCATCTTTATTCT